CGTCGCGGAGTTCTACAAGGGCCTGGCTGTGGCGTCCGATCAATACGCCGCGACACTGCACGAGAAAGCCACCGCGCGCGATACGGTCATTCGGCGCAAAACCGACACACTCACACTCAGGATTGCGGCGCTGCCGGACACGGGCGTCGCGGCACGCGATACAATCATCGCGGAGCAACAGGACATCATCAAGGACCAGCAGGACAACTACATCACGCTCGGCAGCGCCTTCGCGAAGCAGAAAGAGGCCTACGCGCGATTGAGTGTCGCGAATGACACGCTCCGCGCCGCCAACGATTCACTGCACACTGCGTTTGATCTTCTCCGGCACCCTCCACGACGGCCGCTCTTTGCCGTCCTGTTCCATCCGAAAATTCGCCCGGCCGTGTTCGCGGGTATCTGCCAGGATAGAAAACTCTGCGCAGGCGCCGGAATGGCGGCGGCATGGGAATTCTAAATGATCCAGAGTCGGCCCTTCCTCAGTAATCCGAAGTTCGGGCTCACGCGCACATTTCATTACGATGACGCGACAAATCAGTTCCACATTCAGACGCAATTTGAGGTGGAGAAAAACCTGATCCAAGCGCGATTCAACCTGTACGACGAACGCACTCGCTGGGATGATGTAAGCCACGTCGCGCACATTCCCGGCCCGATCTACTACCAGCTGAAGGCACAGGGCATTCTGGACGACGATAAACGGTTCAAGGCCTGGCTGAATTCGCGCGATAATAACGTGTTTCGTACGCGACCTGGCATAATTTGACGTGTAGCCGCTGCGGTGGCCCCAAGACTAGCCCAGGGCAGAGATGGTGCAAATCGTGCTTCAACAAGGCGCGTGGCGCGCGGTGGCGCAGAAAAAAGATTGCGCTGGCTGATAAGTACGGCGGGAAATGTAGGGCTTGCGGGTGGGCGCCACAGATGCTGAAAGAGTATGCGGCACTGGATTTCCACCACATAGATCCGGCGACAAAGACAATGGCGATAGCAGGTAATTGGTTGCTCACAAAGAATGCGGAAATAGAGGCCGAAAAGTGCGAACTGTTGTGCGCTCGATGCCACCGTATACACCACGCCCAGGAGTGGGAATAGATGGCACTTGATGGAACGTATACCGGCTTGCTGGCGTCCGTCGCGGATTGGCTCAACCGCGCGGACCTGACGGCGAACATTCCCGATTTCGTCAAGCTGACCGAGGCGAAGATTCGGCGCCTGGTGGAGTCGCAAAACATCACCGTGGACTCCACGGTGTCGCTGACTGCGGAAACGGAAACACTTCCCGCCACGGTCAAGGTGCTTTGCACGGTGGAGTTGACGGATAACAGCTTCAAGGGGTCGCTGGGCGTCCGCTCCATGCAGCAGCTGGCGGACCTGAAGGCCTTTTACAGTACGACGGGGGTGCCGCAGTTTTGCGCGTGCGTGAACAACGTCTTGTATCTCGTGCCGACGCCGGACATCAGTTACGCGGCACGCATCACCTTCGAGCCGGTGATCGACCCGCTGACGACGACCGCAACCAACTGGCTGCTGGTGAACCACCCCGACATATATCTCTATGGCACGCTGATCGAGGCGTCGCCGTTTCTGAGGGACGATCCTCGCGTGCCGATGTTTGAAAAACGATTCGATGCTGCCATACTGGAGCTAAAAATCCTGAGTGATCGCGTGGCGTATCCCAACACCCCCGTGCAGCGGCCTCGCCGTACGCTCGGATAACCGGAGTCACACGTGGCTGATACCACCACTACCAATTACGCGTTCACGAAACCCGAAGTCAATGCGAGTGACGGCACTTGGGGCACAAAGCTCAACACCGCTCTTGATGATGTTGATACGGCGATAAAGGCTCGGGAAGACGAAACCGATGCGTTGGAGCTAGGGAAACGTACGGGTGCGCTGCTGGATGCCACGGCGGGCAACGTCAGTGCGGACATTTCGGCGCTTGGGTACTACCACGTGAATTGTACGGGTGATCGTACGGTGACACTGACCGAAGCGGATGTGTTGCTCGCCACGACATATACGTCGGCGCGCGTTCGCATCTTCGGAACGGTGATTACCTCGGGGTCGTTGACCCTCGCCGCCACGGGCGTCACGCTGATTGACGCCCCGGCAGCGGTCGGGAGCAGCCTTATCATCACCGGCACGGACATCTTCGACATCGTGCTTGTGCGTGGCGGGTCGGCCTCGATCTTTGGCTATGTGCGGCGGCACCTGAACGCCTAATGAGTGCGCAATCGACCGAGCGACTGATCGGTGAATATGGCGCGCGGCTCGACAGCATGGATGCGCGGCTCACGAAAATTGAAGAGCAAATCGAGTTGCTTGTTCAATTCACGTTGAAGGTGAAGGGTGGTTGGGCGGTTGTGCTTCTCGTGGCGGGGCTGGCCGGGTTCGTCGCCAACTTCATTTCTAACAAGCTGTTCGGTCGAGGATCGTAAGTGTACGTTAGTCCCGAAGGCGTCAACTACATCCACAACAGGGAGTCGTGTCGGCTCGCCGCGTACCTCGATTCCGTGGGCGTGTGGACGATAGGCTGGGGCACGATCCGGTATCCTGATGGCCGTAAGGTCAAGAAGGGCGACACCTGCACGCAGCTTCAAGCCGACGTGTACTTCCGCAACGACCTGCGCCGCTTCGAGCTGGACGTGGACGCGCTGACTTCGGACAAGATCAATCCGCGACAATTCGACGCGCTGGTCTCCCTGACCTACAACATCGGAACGACAAGCTATCGCGGGTCGCGCGTGCGCAAGCTGGTGAACGCAAACCCAAATGATCCGGCGATCCGCGACCGAATGATGTTGTGGTGTCGTGGGCAACTGGATGACGACCCATACAAGGAGAGAAGCGAAGGGTTGTGGAACAGACGGCACAGCGAGGCCGATCAATACTTCGGAGTGACCACCCCCCGCCCCACGTTTCCAGGGCCCTAACGCAATGAAGCATGGTCTCAAGTTTTTCGTCAGTGTGTTTTTCATGGCACAGGGTCTCGCGTTAATGGCGATGAGCTATCTCCTCGCCTTCGCGGGCAAGCTCACGGCCGAATGGGTACAAATTCTCACCATATGGCTTCCGATGGCAGCGGCCGTAACCGGCGCGTTCCAAGCCGCGAATTCCTACGTGAGCGGGAAGGCGCTTGATGCGGGGCAAGAGACGGTGCGGGGCGAAGGCTAATCGTGCTCGTTTCTCTGAAGATTCCCCCCGGCATGGCGGTTGCTGGTACGCAGTACCAGAGCAAAGGCCGTTGGTATGCCGGAAACCTTGTGCGTTGGTTCGAGGGCTCGATGCGTCCGGTCGGTGGGTGGGCAAACCTCACCAATCTCGCGGGCACCGCACTGCAGGTAACGGGCATACCGCGCGCGGCGCACTCGTGGCGCTCCGGCAACGGGCTGAACAAATGGCTCGCGGTCGGCACCAACACCGGCATCTTCGTGTATGGGGCCAGCGTGTTGACCGACATCACCGAAGCGGGCACGGTCGCGGGCTCCGGTAGCACCTCCGGTGCCGCGCTGCCCTACGGCTCCGGCCTCTATGGGATTGGGCCGTACGGTGGCGGCGGCGCGGCCGGGGGCGGTGGCGGTGCGGGACAGCCCCTGGTCATTGATGAGAATGCGACCTGGGTGCTTGACAACTTCGGCGATTTCCTTGTTGGGGTGCTGTCGAGCGATGGCGTCGTGCGGAAGTGGGATGCGGATTTGACCACCGACATGATCGCGGTGGCGGTGGGCACTGAGGTGCCTGTGAGCAATCGGGGTGTGGTGGTGACGCCCGAGCGTTTTCTGCTTGTCCTGGGCGCGAACGGCAACCCCCGCATGGTGAAGTGGCCCAATCAGGAAACGATGGACGAATTCACGGCCTCGGCCACCACCACAGCCGGAGAATTCGAGCTGGCGACCAACGGGCGGTTGATGACCGGCAAGCGCACCACGCGGGAAACGCTGCTGTTTACCGACACCGACCTGTGGGCCGCGATCTTCATCGGTGGTACGCTGATCTATTCGTTCGAGCCGCGCGGCGCTGATTGCGGCATTAT